CAGTTGTTGCCGCAGTGGCCGCAGTTCCAGCAGTTACAGATGCAGATGCTTCAGCCGCTGCTACTCAGGCCGTTGCAGATGTAATTACCGCCGCAACTGGTGCAGAACCAGATGAAGACACAGTCAGCGACATTTCTGACGCAGTTGCTGAAGATGGCGATGATGATACATTTGATGATTACTTTGGCGATGATTCAGATGAAGACGACAGCGATGATTCAGATGAAGATGATAGCAACGAAGACGACAGCGATGATTCAGATGAAGATGATAGCAACGAAGACGACTCTGAAGAAGAGTAATTGGCTTGATTAAACCGACCACAACGATTGAGTGGATGCTGGAACTCGTAACCAGTACTAACAAAAAACAAAGGATTATTTCATGGCACATACAGTAACAATTACAATCGCATCTGCGCAACACTCTTTTGCGGCAGGTACAGTAACATCCGGCATCAAAGTAACATTGGGCACCCTTGATCCACAGATCTTGACTGTTGCACCTTACATTGCAACATTTGAAAATGTTGATGCTGGCGATTACAATATCATTGCAGTTGCACTTGACGACAAAGGTAACGAACTAGGTGATGCAATCACCGGAACAGCAACTGTTGCGGCAGACAATGTAAATCTTGACGTTCCTGCATCAATGATTGTCAACGTAGCCTAACAATGGGTATACAGGCAGCTGCTAATTTTTTAGCTGGATGTATATTAGTTGGATTCGGGGCATCGGTTGTATCAATTATTATTGCAGTTGCTAATCATATTTTGCAATCATGGAAACCCAAAGTAAAAATAGACGTACCCATATCTATAACAACTAACATATTGTAAACTATCAAAAGGCCTTTCGGGGCCTTTTTTATTGGTAAGTATTGGCCTATGTGCGGTATACTACTGGTAAAAAGTCAAACAAAAATTTCGTTAGACAAACATTTATCTGCCTTTAAAATATTACAATCTCGCGGCCCTGACTTCGATCGCTATCAATACGAAAATAACATATTCATTGGGCAAACTGTATTACATATCACTGGCACAGATGAATACTATAACAATCCGCCCGATAACTTTTTAGCCTACAACGGCGAAATTTACAATTACCAAGAGCTAGGCACATACCGAAACGACATAGAGTTTGTGCACGACTGTGTAGAAAACAACGTAACTCGATTAAACAACGGGTGGGGACCATGGGCCTGGGCATGGACTGACAATAACACTGTATTGTATGCCGCCGACCCACAAGGCGAACGATGTTTGTATCATTATCAAGATTCGGAAATATTAATTGTGTGTAGTGAAGTTGCACCCATATTAACTTACATACAGGCAGAAAAAATCTCCCAACCGTATCAAACAAAACATTGGTGTATGTTGTTTGATACTCCGTGGCGTGGTATTAGTAGAATCNAACCTGGGCAATTATATCAAGATGGTAAAATTATTAAAAAAATTGACAGTATATTTGANTGGATAACCTCTACAAGTTACAACAACATTGACGAAGCCTACGAAGAATTTCAGTCTATTTGGAGACGTGTTATACCTGCGATGATTCCTGCTTGTCCAGCAGCGTTAACATATTCAGGCGGGTTAGACAGTAGTATTATATTAAACTCTATACCAGATCTTGAACTATATGCAGTAAACAACACCGGAAAAGATCCTATTGTTGATTGCATAAGAGAATTTTTAACTCCAGAAGAACAAACAAGATTACATGAACTAACAGTTGATCAACAACAATGGGCAAGATATTTCAATCAAATACTTGATCGGTTAAAGATGCCGGTTCAAAGTTGGAGTTTTGTTGGGCAATGGATTGTAAGTCAACAATGCAAGCAACGAGTTTTATTTACAGGCGTAGGAGCAGATGAGTTATTTGGTGGGTATGATGTTTACNGTCAGCTTNACTTTTGTCTAGCATCGGCTTCTCCAAGCCCATACAGTACCAATAACAATATACAGTTATGGCAAAAGTGTTTGGAAATTTACAATTACAATGTAGTACAAGCTACATTGTTGATGGACTATTGGCATCAAATAGTAGGATGCGATGCTCAAGGCATTGATGCTATAGCAGGTGCCTGGGGAATAGAAACTCGTAATCCATTTTTGGCCAAACCCATACTGCAATTTGCACTAAACTTGCCACATGATTTTAAAGTTGGCCATACATCAAAGCCTTTGATAAGAAGATTATTTTTAGAAAGGTGGAGGCAAGATTTAATCTTACCTAAAAAAGGATTTACTGGACACTGCAACGATAGCTTACCTTGGCTAGGAATCAATATCAGCCCAACTGGCAATCGATTTCAAGATTGGAAAACTATTGTACAAGCTAGTTTTTATAATCGTCCCAATTGATCAAAGCGTCAAACCACTCAGGTGTGAATACGGTGTCAGGATAAACTTTAAGATAATTTGTAATTGCACACACACAATAATCTTGTCCGGGTGTTGTTTGGGCGGTACGTGAACTATTATATTCGTACCAATCTAGTCCATAGGGTGCATCTGCATTGGTTAGTCTGAATAAAAATTGTTGTCCTACATCTGCTTGACACAACTCTGCAAATCTTGCAAATGTTGTGATTGATTCTAAATGATCAAATTGATCTGCGTATTGTTGATGTGTAGTTATAAATGCATGAACTGTTGTGATACCAGCGATTCTTTCAAGTGCTCTGAGTCTACTTTCGCCTGTTCCAGTTTCGTATTTTTCATTTCCTATATAGTGTAATAACATAGGTTTTATACTGCCATTACGTGGCAAATCATCTACCCACATGTTGAGTTTGACCAAATTAGCAATTTCATAATGATGTTGTGTGTCGGTTAAAAATCCTGATATACTTTGTTGACTTATTTTTTGGTTTACCCAGTGGCATAAATCTTCAAGACTTTGATTTGATTTAATTTTATTTTTATCTACGGTTGGATTATAAAATATACAATGATTATTGTTATGTAAACTTTCTTGAACAGGATCACGGTCAGATGGGTAAAAAATTTCTATAGTAGGGTTATTCCAGTACATATAAGTAATTAGCATGAAAACTCATCAAGACCAAATTTGGATTTCAACCGACAGAGAAATTGAAATTGTAAAAGTATTGAGTCAAACAATACAAGCACAAGAATTTACTCCTACCAAAGCATTAGACAAAAACAATTACGGCTATCCATATAGCTACAGTCGACAGGATTTGACACTGGATTGCAGACTGGTTGATGTAGTAAATCAAACGGAATCGGACATAATTATCACTGACAATGTATTTTTGCAATCACTTCCGGGAGATATTGTTAGTGTGCTGCCAGAATTTTGGTCAATTTGGCAATTTGATCCTGTGTATCAAAATCGCCCGGCCACACGCGGTTTTAATTGTTTTATGAATCGCATTCGCGGCGATAGGTCTCGAACATTTTATGAATTGATTCGAAGAAATATTTTAAACAAAGGATTGGTTAGTTTTAATTGTACACACGCCGAATACATGAATCAATTTGAACAAGCTGAACTATGTAATTATTGGCAGGAACATGATCAAGGACTAGAACTTGTACCTTATAATACTGTGGAATCTCACGGCACTCTTGAACAATGTATCATTGATTCAAATGTAAGTTTAGTATTAGAAACATACATTAGTCACAGTCATATTGTGTTCAGTGAAAAAATATTTCGTGTATTGCAATTGCCTAGGCCGTGGTTGTTGTATTGCAGCCCAGGAGCGGTGCTTTGTTTAAAACAATACGGATTTGACGTGTTGGCCGACTATGTGGATCACGGATATGACGAGATTTTTGAGCACAGTACCCGACATCAATTTATATTAGATCAACTGGAAACTTTTATTGATAAAGTTTACACCGAACAAGATTATGCAAGATTTGATCAGGCTGCTAAACGCAATCAACAACTGTTAAAACATTTTGCATCAACATGGCCTAATAAATTTAATACGGTTTTAGAAAAAATCAAACAACTATGATTGAATTTGTAGGGCACCAGTATAGATATGCTGAGGAAAAGCTCACTGAGCCAGAAACAATTTTTGTAGTAGATCATCATTACAATGAAGAACTGCACGAATTTCCTGTAAAAAAACTATTAGAAAATAGTGTTGATCCATACGCACACACTGTGATTTTTGATCATGTGTTACAACACGATGATGAGTTAAAAGAATATAATTTAATTTGTTTGCCCATATTGATGGCAAATTATACCGACCAGTTTATTCAACAACGTATTGTCACTGATTGGTCACATAAACATCGCACATTTAATTTTATGATAAACAAGATACGTTTTCATAGAACATTTATGTTAATGCTGTTAGAAATGTTTGATCTTCGAGACTGCGAATATACACTTTGCTGGAAACGCACCGATGTTAATCAAAATGCAATGATACAAGAAACTAACAATATTGCATATCAAAAAATCATTTTATCAACCGACATTACTACCAAACCAAGACAGTATTTGTTTGGCACTGAGAGATTACTGGATCAAGGACTGCAATATGGATCAATTACTAACCCAGAAGTTTACGAAAGATTTTTGCAGAAAAAGGTGTTTGAACCTACATGCATTAGTTTGATAACGGAACCGGCATTTTTTGAACGTGAGACTATTGTAACAGAAAAAACTATTATGGCCATCTACGGTGGCACCATACCCGTTTGGGTAGGAGGCTGGCGCATAGCAGATTACATGCGTGATCAAGGATTTGATGTGTTTGATGACATTGTTGATCATAGTTATCAGGCTATGGCAGATCCGTGGGATCGTTGCTATTATGCTATAGAAAGAAATGTTAACTTGCTCAAAGACTTTGACACAGTACAGAAGTTTGTGTATAATAACAAACATAGACTACAAGCAAATTTAGAGTTGTTAGAAAGTAATACTTTTGTTAACAATATTCAACAAATTGTAAAACAACAACCTGAAAAGATAAAAAAAGAATTAGAATCAAAATTAAAGTGGTTGACTTCTAATCATAAATAACCTACAATAGAAACTGTTATGAATACACATCACTATTATCGCTCAACAAATACTCAGCCCAAGTTAGGCCTGCTGGCCAACTGGTGTCTAACAGCGATACATAGTGATTTATTAGAGATTAGTAGGGTCCAGGAGGACAAGGTGTAATACAACAGTATTCACAAACTCCAAGGACCCTAGGATTAAAAACCCTGGGGTTTTTGTTTTAAAGATACAAATATGAATGAACAAAAAGAAACAAAGTCAATGCCAAATCAGTTCATCTTGACTGCTGCTCAGAAATTTGCACTGTTGGAGGCAAAGGTACAGCGAGCCAAACAATATGCCAAAGTCATGTCAGAAATTGACAAGAAATTAAAACTAGCATAAGCTCAAAGTGTTATAGGAAACGAGGTCCTTGTATCACTCTAAACTACTGAACGGGCGGCGGCGAGGATGGCTTATCTTCATGTAGATAAAAAAATTCGCCGTATTAAAACACACACCTGCCGGCAGACGAATTGTCTGGCAGCGGAAAGATAAACCGTGGTGTGTGTTTTAATACACACATTCTAAAGAGTGTGTTCAATGGAGATGCCGCCGTAATGGTATGGCAGGAGACTGTAAATCTTCCGGCTTGCGCCACAATAGGTTCGATTCCTATCATCTCCACCAAAGTTATTCCCCGGTGGCGCAACTGGCAGACGCACCTCTCTTAAAAGGAGATTGTTATGAGTTCGAATCTCATCCGGGGCACCAAATAACCTTAAAAGTTGTAGGGTTATTGTTGACAAACAATTGATAGTTTGTTACAATACATACATGTTAAAAAATTAACAATCATTGTAGAGTGTTATTAGGGTATCGTTGATAGACGTATCGACTATGCGGGCCTAACTGTGCGAGGAACAGGTCCTGATATAACTGCTATTCGCTTGTCTATGCTAATTACATGTTGACAAATCGGCAAGATAGCACTCTACAATGATTATATGCACCGTTAGTATAGTTGGCCTAATACGCTACCCTGTCACGGTAGAGATCATCGATTCAAATTCGATACGGTGCGCCAAGTTTTGGTGCTTAATCTAAAAATGCATAAAGAAAGATTAAGTTAAATGACAACTCAAAAGTGGGAACAGCCAAATTAATTTTTGCACGGTTTATCTAGCGGCCTAGGACACAAAAATCAATACAAAGTATAAATACTTGTAAGGAGTGTTAATAACATGGGCGGATATAGACAAGGTTCAGGTAGAAGTAAATCTGGATATTATAAGGGTATTTATTGCGGTTCAACATACGAATTATGCTGGGTCATATACAGCCTTGACAATAATGTTAAATTTACTAGATTTCCTGGTAAATTAGAAGCAGATGATATTAAATATTATCCTGATTTTTTGTTAAACGATGGTAAAACCATCATTGAGACAAAAGGTTATGAAGCGCAAGAATCTGTAGACAAAAAAACAAAAGTGGCTGAAACACTTGGTTATGTTGTTCAAGTTTTGCGTAAAAAAGATTTGCAGAAAGAATTTGATTGGGTTAAACAAAATTACCAATACAAAAATATATTTGAGTTATATGATGGTTATAAACCTAAATATAATTTAGTATGCACAGAGTGTGCAAATATATTCGGTAGAAATAATAACCCTAAAACAAAAACTGTATTTTGCAATAGGGTTTGCGCTGGTAAATTCAGAAAAAAAAATAATAACTTAAATTTGTTTGATAAAGAAACAGCAAACTATAAAAGAGAATTTACTAAACAAGTTGCGTTAGAGATTTATAATAGGAATGATAAATCACTACAAAAACTTGCTGATGAATATAAAACTACTAAAAATGTAATTTGGTTCATAAAAACTAAACGAACATATAAGTGGATACATGACTGAGCACCTATCTTCTAACGGTTAGGAATCCGGGTTTTCATCCCGGCAATCGGGGTTCGATTCCCCGTGGGTGTACCAAAATATGGAGAGTGAGTAGCATTGGCGACCGCACCGGGCTGTAAACCCGGCACCTTACGGTATACGGGGTTCGAATCCGGTACCGAGTACCATATTGTTGGGGATTCGCCAAGTTGGTCAAGGCACTGGATTTTGATTCCAGCATTCCAAGGTTCGAATCCTTGATCCCTTACCAAGTTTATCGCAGAGTAGAGAAGTAGTATCTCGTTAGGCTCATAACCTGAAGGTCGGTGGTGCGATTCCACCCTCTGCAACCAAACCCGCTGGGGTAACGCCCGGCTAGTATGACCCGTACGAAGGAGAAGTGAGTTCGTGACTCAAGGGTGGTAGTCTTCTTACCGAAAGGCCGCTAGCAATGCGATAACGGTCCCTGTCGGGGAGCGGGTGGAGGGTGTAGAAGTATTCCCCTTGAAAGAGGACATGTTTACTGATACACTATAATTACCGCCGGGGGATGCAGAGCATTTTATGGTGCTTATAGTGTAGCGGCAACACTAGGGATTGTGGTTCCCTCATCACCAGTTCGAACCTGGTTAGGCACCCCATGATCAACATCCGACCATATGGGATCTAATTTAAAATCTCTATGTATACCCCAATATTCATGTTGAACATACGGTGTATCACCAAATGCTTTTAATAAAATCTGATAGGCGTGGTCGTCGTCAAATTGATCCATACAGTATTTAACAATTCATACTCAGTCCAGTTGACAAGTAAATACTATTAATGTACAATATACAAATCGCGGGGTTCGTATAGTGGTAATACCTGAGCCTTCCAAGCTCATGCTGACAGTTCGATTCTGTTACCCCGCTCCATTTTTAACAAAGGATATATATGAATCGCTTACTCCAAGGCCGAAGTTATCGCGAGATAGAGAAGTAGTATCTCGCTGGACTCACAACCCAAAGCTGAATAATAAGGAATACACAATGAGTTGGATAACCGCAGAAATTTCAATGAAGCTTTCTAAATTTTTCAATGAGCTAATGATGACTCAGATGCAAGATTTTTCCCGAGCCACGCATACATTTCATTATGCATTGATGACGCAGGATCTAGATGGCGATATGGTGGAGTTTGGATGCTTTCAAGGACATACTGCACGTATACTTTCATGCATGTTACAAAATAAAAAAATGTATGTATACGACAGTTTTCAAGGATCGCCAACAAACGATGAAAATATGGTAGCTGGGTTAGGTGAAACCAGTTTTGAATCGTTTAAAAATACGTTTGAAAATGAAAATTTACCGTTACCAATTGTTCATCAAGGGTGGTTTTCGGATCTTGGACCAGAACAATTGCCGGAACAAATTTGTTTTGCACACCTCGACGCTAATCTCTACATTAGCACAATTCATCCATTGAAACTGATTTATGATCGGGTAGTACCAGGAGGAGTAATCATAATCGATGATTGTCCTTCTAAATACTGCCCCGGAGTCCAGCGTGCCTGCGAAGAATTTTTTGCCGATAAAATAGAAGAACCATTTATAGTTAACGGAATACCTGGTTATGTCGATGCTCCACTTAAAACCGTGATTATAAAAAAATAATCGAATTGATTACTGGGTTACACCCTTTCCGGGGCACCAGTTTTAAAAATTAGTGCTTGACTAGTGCTATTTTTTAGTGTATAATATAATTTTACAACAGGAACAAATATGAATCGCTTACTCCAAAGCCGCGGCACTGAAATTGACACAGACCTCTGTGTAAAAAATGCAGGGGAAAATAGGTATATGTTGGTTATTTTGGCCGCAGCCCGTGCAAGGGAAATTGCTCGTCAGCATCGTGCCAGTGAAAATCCTGTACATATCTATCCTGTGGTCAAGGCCTTGATGGAATTCCAAACAGGCGAAATCAGCATTGATGCGGCAACAAAAATTATGTAAGCAAAATCTCCGTGTGGCGTAATCTGGCAGCGTACCTGGTTTGGGACCAGGCGGTCAAGGTTCAAATCCTTGCATGGAGACCAAGAAAGGAAATATTATGGATATAGATCAAGCAAGTAATTTTTTGGCATGTACTATTTTGCTAGGCGCAGGTATCACAGTTGTTATTGCATTTGTTTTATTGATAAACAATCTGTGCCACCGTTATTGGAAATCGTTTTCATTGCCAGAGATTTTGAACCCTATGGCTCCACGTAGATTTGCAGAGCCGCACGAGTTACCTGCAGAAAAGATTGCTCCGATATTGGACAAAGAAAAAAATTAGGAAGACGGGCAGGACGGTAATGCAGCAGATTGCTAATCTGTAGAGTGTAGTAATACGCTCATAGGGTTCGACTCCCTAGTCTTCCACCAAATTGCGAGAGTGGTGGAATGGTATACACAGCAGATTTAAAATCTGCCGCCCGGTAGGGCATGCGGGTTCGACTCCCGCCACTCGCACCAACGAAAGTCTCAAATGAGAAAATTTAACATTGAAGAAGTAAAAACTTTTATCAATGCACAAACACCAGAAACTCGTATCTACATTGGTGTTGATTCAGAAAGAATCAAAATCAATCGAGTTTGGTACGCAGACTATACTGCGGCTATCGTGGTACATATTGATGGCAAACATGGATGCAAGTTGTTTGGTGAAGTCACAAGAGAACGCGATTACGATCAACGTGCCAATCGTCCCAACACTCGCCTTATGACCGAGGTATATAAAGTAAGTGAGTTGTATTTGAAACTAGCAGATGTTCTAGAAGATCGACTGGTTGAAGTACATTTAGATATTAATCCCGACAATCATCATGCAAGTAGTAATGTAGTAAGTCAGGCCATTGGATATATCCGTGGCACCTGTAATGTGATTCCATTGGTCAAACCCGACGCTTTTGCAGCCACCTATGCCGCAGATCGACTAAGAGGATTACGTATAGCAAATGGGTAGTTGACATAAAATGGTAGTTGTAGCATAATTATAAAAAGGAGCAAAAAATGCCATCAGTTTTTCTTTATTCAGATCCTCATTTTGGGCATCACGGAGTTTGTAAGTTTATGCGTAACGACGGGGTTACCAAGTTACGGCCATGGGATAATGCAGAAGAAATGGACGAACATCTCGTCAAAGTATATAACGAGCGTGTTAAGCCAAACGACAAAATATATTTTTTAGGCGATGTTGTGATCAACAGAAAAGCATTAAAGATAATGCACAGGTTAAACGGAGATAAAGTGTTGATCCGCGGCAATCACGATATCTTTCGCGACAATGAATACCGCGAGCATTTTCGCGAGTTGCGGGCCTATCATGTGATGAATGGAATGATATTGAGTCATATCCCTGTCCACGAAGCAAGTATTAGTAGGTTTGGTTGTAATATACACGGACACTTACACGCCAACAGAGTTATGAAGGCAAGAGGTGTTGATACCCGAACTGGTGAAATCTTATACAGCGATGAGATTGATCCAAGGTACTACAATGTATCAGTCGAACAGACTGACTTTGCACCTATCCTTTTTGAGGATGTCTTAAAGAGGATTACGGAACAAGGTGGTAGCGTTGGGTTTAAAAACGGCAACGGCCCCGCAATGTAAAAAGCTACAGGTTTAGTCTTATTCCAAAGATTAAACTGTAGCGATCTTCGCTACTAGAATTTTTTCCTGTGTGCCAACTGTTGTTTGTGTTGGCTGCAATGTATCCTGCGCCAGGACCAGTTGGTATGCGCATGGGATTGTCGCAGTCAAACGTAGTATAAAATGTAGTGCTTCTATCTGGATCGTCTAAGGGTATAAAATATATCATTCCTTGTACCACATGCATGCGATCGTCTGTGTGAATTCTGATACTATACCCAGGTCGATCAAGGGTATAAACGCCGTAGATAAATGTTTGATCCATCATGCGTTGTTGACTCAATCCCCAATATCCCGGAAACAATGATTCTTGATACAAAGTTGATATAATTTGATTTTTAAAATCATTATTTTGTATACAATCTTGTATGGCGATCAATCTTGAGTCGATTGGATGAGTCAATCTATACCTTGTTTCAAAATCATTTTGAGCATAACCAGCATGATCTGGTTGCCATGTTTCCTGTTGCAATGCATACAAAATTGTGGCATTTGAGTAGGACAAATCAAATTGGAATGTGTAGATGTAATCTCGTTGTTTTTTGAACACAGCTTGCATATGCCCATATTTATTGATGATTTTAAGTTGACTGATAATACCTGTTTTGCTATAATAGAGCTATAGTAAGAAAAAAGGAGTTTATTGTTGCAAAAAAACAACATACATGTAGTTGACACAAAAAGACACGTTTGCTACAATACATACATAAACAAATTTTCAACCGTAACTTAAAGGAACACAGCCCATGTCAGATACCCGCACAATTACGTCAGTTCAAGCTCGTCGTAGTTTACTGAAAGCATTCAAACATCAACGTCCACTATTTCTATGGGGTCCTCCCGGAATTGGCAAATCAGAATTGGTAGCAGATATTACTGCCGAACTTGGCGGCTACATGATTGATCTGCGTTTGGGGCAAATGGAGCCCACAGACATTCGCGGTATTCCTTTCTACAACAAAGACTCTGGCAAAATGGACTGGGCCGAACCAGTGGATTTGCCCTCAGAAGAGTTAGCAAGCCAATATCCTGTGGTAGTTCTTTTCTTAGATGAAATGAATAGTGCCGCACCCAGCGTTCAATCTGCGGCGTATCAATTGATACTAAATCGTCGTGTAGGCAAATATGTATTGCCCAAAAATGTTGTTATGGTTGCCGCAGGCAATCGTGAAAGCGATAAAGGGGTCACATATCGCATGCCAACACCATTGGCAAATCGTTTCATCCATCAAGAGATGAAAGTAGACTTCTCAAGTTGGCAAGAGTGGGCAGTTAACCACAAAATTCACAAGGATGTGGTAGGTTATATTGGTTTTGCTAAAAACGACTTGTATGACTTTGATGCTAAATCAGCTAGTCGTGCCTTTGCTACTCCACGCTCTTGGAGTTTTGTCAGCCAAATTTTGGATGATACAGACAGTGATGACGACACCACAATGAACCTGATTGCAGGCACCGTGGGCGAAGGTCTTGCAGTCAAGTTCATGGCACACCGCAAGGTAGCAAGCCGTATGCCCAAACCCGAAGAGATCTTGTCAGGCAAGGTAACTACTTTGGATGTCAAAGAAGTTTCGGCCATGTACAGTTTAGTGATCAGTATGTGCTATGAGCTCAAAGATGCTATCACAGAAAAGAAAGTAGATGACAAGAAGTTCCACGAAATGGCAGATAACTTCTTTGGCTACATGATGACTAACTTTGAAACAGAGTTGGTTGTTATGGGTGCAAGAATTGCATTGACCACATATAACTTGCCATTCCAGCCTACCAAGCTCAAGAACTTTGACAAGTTCCATACCAAATACGGCAAATACATTTTGCAGGCAAGTGCCTAAACTGTCTAGGAGGGTGGTGTAAATAAAACACAGGGCTGTGTTCGCACTGCCCTCCTTCTCTTTGTTAGGAATAATCGTGCAATACAAAATAATCCGACTTGATGGTAGATACAATTATCGTACTCGATTTCGACATTTGATTACATTTACCAAAATGCCCGGTCACTCGGCCATATTAGAATTTGATCGATGCCGCAGATGGTTCAATGATACCTACGGTTGGAGTCAAGATGTAGAAATGCAAACTCCAATGGCCAAGGCTCAAAAGTCTCATCCAGAAATCGGCGATGTTGAAATCAATCGCCACTGGGCATATAACATAAAATACAACGACTATAGAATCTATGTTGCTGACGATCAGATTTTAACCATGTTCCAATTACGATGGGCATAGTATGTCACCAACCAAGATAAAATGGCATCGACTGCCAGGTTACAAGCTCAAAGCCACATGGGAGCCCGGTCCAAGAATAGTAGGATTAAAAGAGAGTGATATGGATCCCATACACGATTGGAGCAAAAAAACCAGGTGTGGGGTTAGAGTGAGTTTTGACATGTGGCAGTTTCGAACGCCTGAAGATATGACCATGTTTTTGTTGAAATGGTCATGACCGCAGATCAGTTGATTAAGAGGCACTTGTCAAAAATAACAAAAGCCAAGGCAAAAGAGATGCAATATGAATAGTAAAAAAAAATTAAAAATTGTATTTCCAGGAGGTACCGGAGGAAATTGGTTGCGTCATTTAATTTATTGTTTGGAAACAAATTATACTAAAATAGATAAACAAACTGCAGGTAGTCATTTTCACGGCCATAGTCCATCAACATCTATACATATCGGCCATTGGTCAGAAGGGTATCCGAATTGTGCAATATTTTCTACTAAATATTATTTTAATATATCTCTCAATAATGTGTTCAAAACTGATCAGAAAAAGGACCCTAATTTATTTAATAACGTATCACAATCCACATCGTATAAACTATCTAGTACGCAATGGAAAAATGATTATGTAGATCGAATCGACCTATATTATGAATTATTATTTACAGATCCTAATTTATTTTTAGATAAATTATTTTCTATACTTGATAGTAACGAAATACAATATCATAAAAACAAACAGATTGCGTTACAACACGTTGAAAATTTTAAAAATTCTTGTGTAAATGTGCTAGATCATTATGACAACTTTGACAGCATATTTTGGTTAGGATGGTGTAGTGGAATATTACATGCGGAAAAAATCCCGGCAGACATTGATTATAATAATATTAATCTAGAATTAATAGCCGAAAAATTTAAAGTAAGAAGAAAGTTTTTTTGTGAATATAGCAAACCCTTTATACTATTTGTATGAGTGTTGACATGTGGAGATTTCGAATACCAGAAGAAATGACCATGTTTTTGTTGAAATGGTCATGACCGCAGATCAGTTGACCATAGGACAGACTGCCGTCATAGTGGCCTGCAACGATCAACACATGCAAGACATTGGATTTATACCCAATGAACTGCTAAAGATACTGGCTGTTGTGCCACTAAACGGGCCTAAAGCAGTTAGAATTGGGCAGAGTACATTTGCAGTTCACAATGAAGAACTAGCCACAGTGGAGGTCAGAATTGAAGAATAACATATCAGGGTGGCATGTGGCCAATGTGGTATCACCAGTGTACCATGGCAAATCGTACCAAGGATGGCACCCCTGCATGATATGGTGTAGGGAAACATTTGACGGAGATTTCGGATCCTATTCATCCGGACCAGGATGGCGGTTTATGGGAGAAGGCGTGTTTGAATTTAAGAATGAGCAGGATAGAACTTTGTTTTTACTAAAGTGGTCATGAGCAATAACCATCATTATGATACTTACGAAAAAAGACTGGACACTGTTTTGGGCGCCGAAGCTCAAGACTGGGCCAGGGTCCGACGAGCACGAGAAGAGTTTGATGAAGAATTTCAGGCAGTTCCAGACATTGCAGAAGATGACAAGCATTTTGTATCTTGGTTGGCCTGGACCTATGGTATACAATTAACCATGGCACCCAATCATGGTATAGAAAGCAATTTTAAAATTATAGATGCACAGAAATATACTGTATTTTTATTGAAATACAGTTGATTGACAACTAATTGAATTTCTAGTATAATTACTGTATTGTCTTGCTGGTGTAATGGCAGCACGTGGGTCTCCAAAACCCTTGGTCGGAGTTCGAGTCTCTGGTGGGACGCCAATTATTTTATGATGCCATGTCCGAGCGGTTAGGTGGAAGTCTGCAAAACTTTCTAGGATGGTTCGACTCCATCTGGCATTTCCAAATATAGTTGATTAAATTTTTTGATTATATCTTTAAGTTCATCTAATGTAATAGATGATGTTTTGTGTTTATTTTGATTTTTTCTATGAGGCACTATTTCGCAATTAGCAGGATGTGATATTATTTTAGGATCGATATTATTTTTATATCCATCTGATACTGAATAGAGGTGATCTCTTGAACAACCAGATAAATTATTACCCCTGTTAGAAGCCGAATACCAACCATATGCATTTATTAAATCCGATGCATACGCAAACCATTCAAGATAAGTGTTAATACCAAATGTAAATCTACATTGATAAGAATATAATTTTTTAGTCGATATAGTTGATGGATGTATTGTTTTAACTGTTGGTGAGTACCATTGTTTTCCTGTAAATTTGCAGATACATAAGTATATAACAGTGTGCGGCCCGTCAGCATTTGGAATACTATTAGTTCTTACCTTTCTTTTTAATTTAGGTGCTTTTGGTTTGGGGATTGGCCCAGTTTTGATATTAGCCCAATCTTTTCTAGAGTTATTAAAAGTAGCCGCACAAGATCGGCTACAAAAGATATTGCTTTTTCGTTGAGAATATTGTATAATTAAATTGCAATTTTTACAAACTTTTGGATCTAATAAATATTTTTCTAAAGTCTTTTGACGTTTAATTTTATTATTAAATTTGCTACTACAAGGTATAGAGCAAAATTTACCATAAGTTCCAGGAGTTAGTGTGAATAATGAGGTGCAATGTTGACAGGCGTTCATACTATTATTTATGTTCAAAACGAAATATTATAAAATTCGAATCTCACCCTCACTTCCATGCAGGGCCGTTAGCTCATTTGGTTAGAGCAGAGGACTCATAATCCTTTGGTGCGGTGTTCGAATCACCGACGGCCCACCATTTAAAAATATAAATAGCCCATGAAACACAATTATGGATCCGTGACATTTTACATTACAAATGTTTGTAATTTGAATTGCGAGCATTGCAGTTATTTGAATAACTATCCTGTAAAAGGCCATCAACGATGGATTGACAACAAAGATAGTTGTATTGCCTGGTCTAAAAAAATTGATCCAGCAGTGATAACGATACTAGGCGGTGAACCCATGGTTAATCCTGACTTTTTATCTTGGGTCACAGGATTGGCAGAAATCTGGCCCAATACCGAAATACGAATCAATACTAATGGTACGTGCTTTGACCGGTGGCCGGATCTGTATGACATTTGTAAATCATCACAAGGTCGAATAAACATATCAATCAGCGGGCATAATGAATATACAAAAACCAAGGAAATTGATACGATTAAAAATTTCCTACAAGGAAAAGTTACAATACAAAAAAACGATTCCAAGATTTTTAGAAAATGGATTTGGAATAAGATCTATAATCGTATAAAAGATACAACATGGCCAGATGTTCTTTCAATTGACGATTACAACAACTTGCCCGACCATATACTCAAAGAAGTCAACGAAGTTCATCATGTCTACATCAATGATTACATTATGAATGACGAACCAACCAAAGATTATGAGGTATATGTTGATGAAAACGATGTAAGAGTAGGATGGGCAAGATGGGATGAATTTGACACTTCAGCTGTAAAATTTGATTCAACAACACAGGTGTTAAACTTGCATGACAGCAATCCCGAGAAAGCAGTATCTATATGCCACGGTGGACACTGTTCTTATATCAAGGATGGTAAATGGTATAAGTGCCAGGTGATGGGCATATTACCCGACATGTTTAAACAAAATTTTCCATTTAACATAAGTCCAGAAGACAAAGAATTAATCTTATCTTATCAACCAGCATTGCCTTCTTGGGATTTTCAACAGCTTGAAACATTTTTTGAAGGACTATCGAAACGCAAGGCCATACCTCAATGTAAATTTTGTCCCGAATACAAAGAAAGTAACAAAATCCATGCGGACACCAAAAAAATTAAAATAATACCATTGGGGCGGGTAGTTTAGTGTCCTAGAGCAGCGGTCTCATAAACCGTTGATTGTGGGTTAGAATCCCACTCCGCCCACCATTTTAGGAAATACATGACAAATTTTTGGGAATATTTTAACACTGTGGCTGAACCGCAGTTGTCGCGTAGGAAAAATACATTTAAAAAAATGTTTGAGTATCTTGATCAATATTCAGGACCTGTTGTGATTGTAGAAACTGGATGCACAAGACAACCAGGCAATTGGGCAGGTGATGGGCAAAGCACAGTGCTATTTGATCAATATGTATCGTTTAGAAAAGACGGATCTCAAGTACACTCAGTTGATATAGATCCAGAAGCAGTGAGAATTTGCAAAACGCTGGTCAGTGACAATGTATCGGTCAATGTTGGTGACAGTGTTGCGTATCTTTATAAATTTGCAAGATCACATACTCATGTGAATTTGTTTTACTTGGACAGTTTTGATGTGAACTGGGAATATTGGTTTCCATCAGCCGCACATCATCTCAAAGAGCTTGTGGCAATTCAACCAATTTTAAAATCAAACACATTGGTAGTAGTTGATGATTGTATGCTTGCTGGAAATTTAGTACCAGATGCACAAGGCAATTTTCAAGCAGTCGGGCCGCTCCGAGTTGGCGGAAAAGGCAGACTGGTAGCAGAGTATGCCAACCAAATTGGTGCAGCGCCAATGTTTTCGGAGTACCAAGCAGGATGGACCGGATTCTAAGAAAAACAAAACTATAAATAAAATTATGCATCATCTTTCATTTGCTGATTTTTATATCACCAACGTTTGTAATTTAAATTGCGAAAACTGCAACAGATATAATAACTTTGCATTTTCAGGGCACCAACGTTGGGACAAATATGTCGATTTATATACCGAATGGGCCAAAATAATCAATATAGAAATGATAGGCATTCTTGGAGGAGAACCTTTATTAAATCCAGATTTTATCAAATGGCTTGAGGGAATTTCTAAATTATGGCCTCATAGTTTTATTAGAATATCAACAAACGGAACTCAGCTACTACGTTGGCCAGAACTTTATGATATTTTAAAAAAATCAGAAGGTAGAATTTATCTCGAAGTTAATCATCACGGCATTGATCTCGAAGATCAAATTGAGAAAAATATAAGATTGTTTTTAAAAGGTGATCTAACAACTTCTTTTACAACTAACTGGCAATGGCGTCGAAGATTGAAAGAACAGTGGGATAGTGTTAAAGACAACAGTTGGCCTGATTTTGACGATCCTGAAGAATTTGATAGTTTGCCCCAATATATTCAAGAAGAATTTCAGCGGCGTTGCCCTGATTTTGATCAAACAACTTTTAAAGAAACACATGGTAATAAACATTGCAGCCCTGCGGTCGGAGTTAACCCAACCGCATTCCAAGACAGCAATGGTGTAATAATAGAAACGCAACATTCTACTAATTTTATAAATGGTGCAGTTATATTTGATTACAACTCTAAAAAATTATCATTGCATAATAGTGTGCCGCAAGAAGCAATGGATGTTTGTAGTTTTAGAAATTGTCATGGATTCAGTCGAGGTAAATTGTATAAATGCGGTCCTACATATGTACTACCAGAATTTATTCAACAGTTTCCTGTAGAAATATCTAACGAGGACCGACAGTTATTGACTTCGTACAATGCAGCAACTCCAAATTGGAGCAATGATAAAATAAGTACTTTTTTACAAGGACTCAAAAATGGTGACGCTATTCCACAATGTAAATTTTGTCCGTCAACAAAAGTGTTTAAACCCATTAATTCTAACTACAAAAAAATTAAAATCCTTAAAAACACTAGGTATTAGCCCTGAGATAAACGGTTGACCATTAAATCCATATATGTTATAATTATACTATAAACAAAAAGGAACGTTATGAGCGCAACAACAACAGAAAACAAAGACGCCAGTAAATTTGCTGATTTGCTCGGCCCAACTGTGGCATCCGAAGACAGAGATGCCAGAGAGAAACTGATCACTGCTAGAGTTGGACTGTTACTCAAGGCCAGTTTCTTTGGCAATTTGGCCACACGTCTCAAATTGACCAATGCTGACGAATGGTGTGGCACTGCTGCCACAGACGGCAGAAACTTCTATTACAATAGTCGTTTTATCAAAATGCTCAAGCCCAAAGAAGTTGAATTCTTGTTTGGACATGAAGTGTTGCATTGTGTTTATGACCACTTTGGACGTAGAGGCGACAGACATCCTCAACTGTACAACATTGCCAGCGATTATTGTGTAAACGCGGATTTGAAAAAACATCGTGTGGGCGAGTTTATAACTAGTGTGCCTTGCCTGTATGACGAGAAGTACGAAGGCATGAGCTCAGAAGAGATCTATGACATCTTGTATGAAAACGCAGAAAAGATTGACATCGGCAGTTTGGTTGACAAAATGATCGATGATCACATGGATGGTGAAGGTGATGGCGGCGGAGGTGATGGCGATGATGAAGGCAACGGCCGGCCTAGACTGACCGAAGAAGAAAAGCAGGCCATACGTGATGAGATCAAAGAAGCAGTACTAGCGGCTGCCTCAGCAGAAGCCAACGGCGCCGGCAACATTCCTGCAGGTGTGCGTAAAATTATTGAAAATCTTACTGCACCCAAAATGAACTGGCGAGAACTGTTGCGTATGCAATTAGAAAGCACTATCAAATCTGACTACACTTGGATGCGAGCCAGTCGCAAAGGCTGGCACATGGATGCTGTCATGCCCGGTCGCAAGCCCGACGAGCTGGTAGACATTGCTATCATGATTGACGCTTCGGGCTCAATTGATGGTGAAATGTTGCGAGACTTTTTGAGCGAAACTGCTGGCATCATGGAACAGTTCAACAGTTATAAAATACACGTGGCAACATTTGATACTCAAGTGTATAACCCGCAACAATTTGACAGTGAGAACTTGGACAGTATTGCTGACTATGAAGTAGATGGCGGTGGCGGCACAGACTTTGATTGTATGTATGAATATTTGAAAGAAGCAGACATTCAACCCAAGCGGCTGGTGGTATTCACAGATGGTTTTCCATTCGGATCATGGGGCGATGAGAACTATGCAGACACTGTTTGGGTGTTGCATGGCACCACCACAATTGTTCCACCCTGGGGACAATATGCTTACTACGAGGAAGAAAAGTGAGAACTGTAGTAGAGTGCTTGGTCATAGTGGCCATGTTTGAGCTACTTTACTTTAATCTTACTTCTATTCCCAAACAAGACTATCAAAACAATAATCCTTATGTTCGCAGTTGGGTAAGAAAATGAACGAACGAATTCGAGAACTTGTTAGAGAATCCAACTTGGATATGTATGGGCTAGGCAAGGAAAGACATAGATGGGAATACACTGTAGAAAAGTTCGCCGACTTGATTGTGGCTGAATGTGTTGAACAATCTATGTCAATTGGTAGATACAATACGCCAAGTGGTATTACTCCAGATTTGTCTATTGCTATTGCTGTAGGATTAAAAAAACATTTCGGAGTTGAAGAATGAACGAACTGACAATTATTGAGGCACTTGGGATTATTCGTAAACGAGCACAATGGATGCGCCAAGAAGGTGAATCAGATATGAGATCAATCATTTATCTGGTTGATGGTCTTATGGCAGATATTACCAAAGGTAAATCTAGAGAAGAAATCTTGAGTGATTTTGAAGAAGAGGAAGAAG